TGCACAGAATGATCTCTTGCGTGGACCCCCTCCGGGCTGTGGAGCCTTGAGGTTCGAGCCAGTAGCTGCGTTGTATTTCTTTCTACCGGCTGCAGTGAGACCTCCCTTACGGCTCTTATGTTTGCCGATCTTAAGGGAGACGTTTCTCTTTCGTACTTTCTTTCGTGCCATTATGCTTTACCTTTTTTTCGATTTTTTTTATTAAAAATCTCATCTAGTAACATATCTTTACCAGCATCTTCTCGAGCTTTTTTATTTTGTCTAGCATCTAGAATGTCTCTTTCGATTTCATAATCTTGATTAGCTATCATCATACTTGAATTACCCTGAGATAGATCCCAAGTACTTGTTCCTGTATTTTTGATAAACCTTTTAAAATGTTCCATCTCTGCATCCCGTATTGCTGGAGTTCGTATGTGAGGTAAAAGGAATCCATCCATATCTCTCACACCATCCATATCAAACGGAGTAAAGTCTTGAGGTCTTAGATTAGCTAGATCTCGTTTAGGTGCTGGCACGTAAGGACCAGTAGGTTTAGGTGGATCGTAAGGTTGACCGGGTGATCCCCCCTTACCGGGAGGGATCTTCTGAGCTAGTCCTTCGGCTATGCTAGCTCGGTTGTAAGCTTCCTTATCTAACATATCCTTTATTGTAGCCATTACTTTTTCTTCTTAAGAATTTTCTTTTGTACTGCTGTAGGTAGTTTAGATAAACCTTTGCTCATCTTTTTCTTTGGTCTACCTTTTTGTGAACCATAGGTTCCTTTGCCCATTGGCATAATTTTTCTCCTAAAAATTTACGTTAGATCTTTCAAGTTTGTCCATGATATCTTTACGATATGCTGGATCGTTTTCGTAGCGTGGATCACCCATAGCTTGTACTACTTCTTGTTGGCTACGGAATTGATCATTACTTTGTTTAGGTGCTTTACCTTGTACCATGTTACCGTCGTATCCTACTGCATCATTGTATGCGTAGGCAAGTGATCTGACTGCAAAGAATGCAGCTAGAGGATCACCACGTTCCATGACTTTATCGAACATATCTATCTCTTGTTGATTCAAGGATTTCTGTGCCCACTCAATCATGTTACCGTAGTTCTGTTCTCCGCCTACGACTCCTTTGAGTTCTTGTATATCTGCTTCAGAAAAGTCTTTGGCTTGAGTTTGGTTTTGATTCTGATTCCTATACTCAAGGTGCATCTGAGCAATCTCTCTAGCACTCATGTTTTCTAGATCAGCTATAGTTTCTTGATCATACTCTCCGCCTGACGAAGCTTGATCCCATAACTCATCTAGTATCGTGCCTTCATACTCTTCATCACTTTCTTCTTCAGCTTCACCTTGATCCTCAGCTTCTTCGACAGGTTCGTCGATAGTTCCTTGATCGTTAGTGCTAAGCTTTTGCTGCAACTCTAGATAACCTTTCTCTAACTCTTGGGCATTCTTATACTTACCAGCTAGTAGATTATCTTGAGCTTGCTGCATACCTTCACCAACGACTAGAGAGTCTTGTTCATCAGGAGTTAGGTTTTCAATACTTGTTGTCTCCTGTTGAGACTCCATTGTTAGTGTTTCTGACATATTATTCTTGTGGTGGTTGTTGTTGTTGTGTCATAGATGGGTTCTTAGAAGGATCTAACATCGGTGCTTTCATAAGGTTTGGTGTACCCTTGATTGCTTCTATCTCTGCTTCTTGTGCAAGTTGAGTCTGTTTCTCTTGTTCTCTTTCTTCTAAAGATTTAACAAGATTTAGTACATCTATACCTTGAGCAGCTGCTAGTCTTTTAATTACCTCGTCTGTATTTATATATGTTGTGATAGCTTCTGGTCCCATAGTCGTTGCTATAGTCTGTAAGAAACCACCAAGTGCTTGTACATCTTGACCTCTACCTAGACTGTTTATACCAGCTACAATGATAGGCTTCACCATACCCTTGGGTATACGTGGTATCTCTCCTGTCTTCTGGAATATGCTAAGCTTTCGATTCAAGTATGGTACTAAGAACTCTACAGTAAGCAATCCGAATAGGCCGCCAAGCTGTTGTTCGAGTTCTAACTGCGTCATCTTAACTTCTTCAGCTGTGGTACGTTCTGACTGTCTAACTGACAGGATTAGGAACGCTTCGTTCAGCCTTCTTTCAAGAGTCTGCATGTGCTGCAATGCCGTAGCAAAGTCAGCTGTCTTGCCAACTTGTACTACACCGATGTCATCTGGTCTGCCTTGAACGATTGCTCCGTTGCCTGCAGCCGCCAGTGTCTGGGGTTTAGTAGTGCTTGAGGGTGATACAGTGAAAACAACTTTAGCAGCTGCTGCAGAGCCTTCTACGATGGCCTGAGACAATGCCTCTAATGATTTCAGATCTCCTATAAACTGTCCTACTCTACCTCTACCATATGCTTCTCCGTCTACTGTATTAAAACGTAGTGGTAGCCATGGTGTACTATCGACTGGTGCTTTACCTTGTGAACCGGTGAGTTTTTTGTCGTCAACTTCTTGATGCCACACAAATCTATTGTTGTCACGCCTGACATGTGTGTATACATCTACTTCATTTTCATCAGCCTCTCCGTCTACGACATCCTGATATTCATTCTTAGGAGGTTCGTAGTTTGGTACGAGGTCACTGTTGATTCTTTCTTTTGTGATAATTTCAATCACTTGGCCGTTGCCATCTCGTTCTATTACAAAGCGATTCAGAGGATATAACTTCAGTCCCTCTTTACCCATAAAGATAAGTGCATTACCACCTACAACTAGATGTTGTAATGCTTGGTGTATTACTACACGATCATCTGATGCAGCGATCGCATCAAGGATGGTGCGTTCTATCTTTGCAAAGGATAAGTCAAGTTCTGATTTTACTTCCGGACCAAACTCCTGTCCTAACTGAGACTCATCTAGCTGTAGCTTAAAGAAGCTAGTCTGTGGAGGGACGAGCGATAGCGATAGCTTAGATGCTAACGCTACAACTCCTTTAGCCCCCACGGACTGCCAAGGTGTCTTCAGTTGTTTCATACCTTTGGAGTAGTCTTCGTGACCACGTATAAGATATGGTAGTGTAAGTTTAGTACTGTCTTCTGCTTCGGTCAAAAACTGGGAACGATCACTGGATAAATTATCATACCTAGATTTTGCTGTCATGATTAATTAAAAATACTTTCTGCTAAATGCTTTTCTAAATCCACCTCTTCTATTTCCTCTGCCTCTAAATTTAAACTTAGGATTATAGTTAGGATCATAAAGTGCACGAATAGCTTGTGCTGTAGTAGTTAAACCACTTTCTGTTTCTGTAGCTGGATCATAAGCATCATAGCTTTCATCTCCACCTGTGCCTGTTCCTCCACCTGTCAAATCATTAAGTGTATTTGTGTAAGAATCACTTTGTATATCTGCAAGTGATGGGATATCAGTTACTGTACTTGTTCCTACTTCCTCTTCAATTTGTTCGGTAGGATCTACAGCCAATGGTGTAGGTATCTGTGCTTCAGCTCTAGCTCCTCCTCCACCTCTTCTGTTAACTGCACCAGTTTTTGTACGTGATCCAGTTTTAAATGGTGTAGTTTTTGAGAGTAAGTTCTGCTCAGCTCTTGTGTAATCAGTTTTTAAGTTTGGTAATCTTTCACCAATAATAGGTATTCTATCGACAAGATTATTAAAACCTGTAGCCATTGATCTACCTATACTTGGTCCAGCATCAGCATCATCTATGTCACGTTGTTCTGGTGTTACAAGTTGACCTATGCTATTCATGACTAAACCGTCTTCGTTATATTGGTAAGCATTATATAAATCTACCTCCTCTTCAGAGACTCCTAGTTGTCCGGGGTAACTTGTACCTTTCTGTCCAATTACAGAACCAAAAGATTTACCAGTTTGTTGTGCATAAGAACGTAGTCCATCTAATTCTTTTTTACTGTAGCCATAGACATCACGAGTACCACCGTAGGTTTGTATTCTACCTAGACCCATGTCTACTCGTTCGTTGAATTGATCGTTAAGAACTTTAGCTCTTTCAATATTAGATAAGCTAGGGTCATTAGCGTCGATTGCACGAGCTGTACCGGGTGTCTCTGTTGGAGCTGCAGTTTCTGTAGGACTACCTATGTTTAATCCTGTACCAAAGGTTGAGGATATGCTAGGAGAGCCTACAGGCTGACTAAACATATCTCTGGATTGAGATGGGCTGAAGGTATTTGCTAAACCTGAAAAGTCATTTGTTGTAGATGTAGTTTCTCCAGCAACAGCTGCTCCAGTACCAGTAATAGCATTGAATACATCACCAGCAGCTTTTCTAAGTGGAACATTAGGTCTCATTTTAAATATACCACCGGGTCCACCTTGAGTTGGGTCCATCTTTTTCAAATCTTGAAGATCTGCATTTATGCGTCTTCTGTTTTCTGCTTCTGGTCCACCATAATATGCTGCTATCTTCAAGTCGTCGCTTGGAAGTCTACCCTCTGGATCGTACTCAAACTGACGCTGTAGTTCTTTCTGTCTTGCTACTTCAGCTAGTCTTTTCTCTTCAGCTATCTTTGCAAGTCTTTGTCTTTCAGCTGCAGCTGCTTGTTCAGCCGCTACTCTGTCAGCTTCTTCTTTAGCCAGCCTCGCTTCTTCAGCTACTCTTGCTTCTTCAGCTACTCTTGCTTCTTCAGCAAGTCTAGCTTTCTCAGCTGCTGCTGCTTTATCAGCTGCCTGTTGTTTCTTAAATGCCTCAGCTTCAGCGAATGCTTTCTGCTCAGTTTCTTTATAATTAGTAGGAAGATTTGCTACCTTACCAGATGATCTATCTTGATTAACAGCTTGCTGCTTTTTAAAAGTCTCAGCTTTATTAAAGGCTTTCTGTTCTGTTTGTTTGTAATCACTTGGAAGATTGGCAACCTGTTTAGTTGGTTGCTTGATTGTTAAACCAGAGCCGGGTTGGTTAGGTTTCTTGGCTGCTGGTGTAGTAACTTTCTTGGCTGCTGGAGTTGCAGCTGGAGTTGCAGCTGGAGCTTTTTTGGTAGGGTTAGTCTTCTGACCACCACCAGTGCCTGCACCAGATCTTCCGCCAATACCTGAGCTTTTTTTCTTACTACTACTACTCTTACTGCTACTGCTCTTACTCTTACTGCCGCCGCC